GTCAAAAGTTACGTATACAAATATATTTTTATTACGTTACTTATGACCTATATTGTTTCAAGTGTCAGTTTTCATCTTAGTATTCTTACATTCTGCTTTTCCACATTATATTTTATGATGTGTTATGCAGGAATTATTGAAGCTAAGAAGAATGCCTATTTACAAGAAATCCACAAACGACGTGGAGTACTACCTGAGATTTTTAAGTCTGCACGTGACAAGCATGTACAATATGCTTGTGGAACTTTTGCAGGGTTGGCATTGTTGTATGGCGCCGCTCAAGTTATTAAGGCGTTTCGACAAACACTCACCATGCAAGGTTCACTTCAACCCACTTCCATCGCTGATATCAAATTACGCGATGCCGAAGCTTCACCCTGGACAAAACAAACTCCAGTTCCTGTTACAGCTAATCAGTACTTCGCCTCAGAAACACAGGCACAAGCACGTATCGGGAAATCTTTGGGACAAGTTTCTATTGGTTCTCGATTTTCGGGAGCTTTCGCCATAACTACTGGCGTCCTCTTGATACCATTTCATTTCGTACCAAAAGAAACAACACTTGTCACATTTACCCTGGGTAAAAGAGTGATCAAATTTATGCTCAACCCCGCATTGGTGGTTCGTATTAAACAGGCAGATCTAGCGCTTGTATACGCACCTAACACTGGTCCATTGAAGGACACAACTCAATTCTTCATGCAAACCAACATCACTCAACCTATCCAAGCCACAGTAATGGGACTTCGAGCAGATAGCTCCCCATTCAAATCGCGCATTATGTGGCAATTTACTCCTGGAGTAAGCAATGGTCCCTATGTATTTAATGGGGCCTATTACAACCTAACCGGCATGAACACTTTTGCTGGTATGTGTATGTCGCCTATTATCTCAGAGACTCGTTCTATGGGAATTTTAGGCTTCCACATTGGAGGTGTAACCAACACTTCCAAAGGTTGTGGAGTGTCCGTTCTCGCCACAGATATTACATTTGCTATGCAAGCACTTTTTAAGCTTAGCAAAACATTTGTGGCCGGTCCGCAAGCTTCAGATATAGAAGACGTTGTAGCTGGTAAGACTATTTTAACCAGCCCTGACATTCACCCTAAATGTCCATCTAATTTTATTTCTGAAGATGCAGCAGTAGAAGTATATGGTTCTGTCATTGGCAGTAATCAATTCGACTCGGCTGTTATTTCCACTCCTATTTCCAATATTGTGGAAGAAGTCACTGGCGTAAAAAACCAGTGGGGACCTCCTAAATTTGTCCAACCCATCGTGCGCGACGATGGGCATACGGATAATCAACGTTGGAAACCTTGGTATGCATCTCTCAGTGTATGCTCTCAACCTTCTAATGGTTTCGACCCGGAACACGTCGAATCAGCTATGGACGATTATTTAGCTGAACTAAAAGAAGCATTTGAGGAACAAGAACTCCTATGGAAAGAAGACATGAAACCACTAGACAACGTGGAAATTGTGTCAGGTACCGACGGTAAACGATTCGTCGACCAAATGAAC